AATAGCGCATCAGCACCAACGGCTACGTTACCACCAGCAGTGGTGTTAGCACTAAGCGCACGATTGCCAACAGCTACGCTAAAAGAACCAGAGGTATTAGCATCAAGGGCAATCTGACCAATTGCTACGTTATTACCACCTGTGGTGTTAGCCACTAAAGCCGCATAGCCAACTACTACGTTATTATCCCCAGTAGTAATTGCAGTACCAGCTTCGTCACCCACAACAACATTATAATTACCGCCAGAGGCTATTGAGTTACCAGCATTTACCCCTGCTCTAAAATTAGATGTTCCTAAAGTAGGTGTTGATATGTCTGATGTAAACGTACCTGTTGTAGCTGTTAATCCTTGTGTAGCTGGGTGTGTAACAGTACCTACTGCTAAACCTAAATAGTTAACAAAGATGTTAGCTGTACCACTTGAGGGTGCAGGACTAAATGTTAATGTCGTACCATTTGAGACTGTGTATGCTGAGTTATCTTGTATAACACCATCCACTGATACAAGTATATCTTGGTCAGCAGAGACTGATTGATTTAATGTAAAGGCTGTTGTGCTACCGTCACCATTAAACTGTTGTACAGCTAATCTTGTACTGTACGTAGTAGCAGCTTCTTGACCAATATAAGGCATATTATGTTATCTCCATTATACTCAATGTACCAGATAGTTTGTCAGCTACGCTACAATCTATGGTAATTTCATCTGTTGTTTCTAGTACAACCTTGTTACCTGCCATCAGTTCTAGTGAACTACCTACTGGCAACGGTGCATCTTTTACAATAATACTTGTACCATTTGCAGCATTGTTAGCTACGGCTCTGTTTGCTGTATCACTTACAAGTCTTACAGTAGCTGTAACTTCTGTCGTATGTATGTTAGCTAAAATTAACCCCAGAACAACCGTAGTCGTACCACTAGCTGCAGTATAAACTACATAAGGAGTTCCACTACTTGCTGGCTCTGCTGCAAAATTTATAACCTTAAACGTATTCGCCATATTATTTTTCCTCTATTATCCTAATGCAATTGCTAATGCTGTAGCATTATCATCTGTTAATGTTGTTAACACACTTATATCCATGCGTTTAAGTGTGCCACCATCACTTACTAGTAGTTCATCATCTGTAGCAAGACCAGAAGTTAATGCAGTCTGTCCTGAGATTGTATTATTATTTAACATAGAGCCTTCTACTGCATTTGCAGCTATAGTTACAGCCCCTGTGTTAGCTATTGTAACGTCACCACTTACAGCTACTTCTTGGTAGCTAGTGCCGTCAGCTACTAGTATCTTAGTAGATGTAACATCAGGCATAATAAGTTGTGCGCCTAGCGTTACGTTACCTGTAACTGAAAGTGTAGTTGCCATATCAACAGCACCGTCAATGTCTACAATGTCAAGATTACTTGTACCATCTACATCTATATTGCCTGAGATGTCAAGAGATGCTGCAGCAATTTCACCTGAGAACGTAGACGCATCATCTGCTGTTATTGCTCCTACGTGTAAAGGTGCGTAGTCATTTATAGTTACGTTACCTGCAGTAGTTCCTGCTTCTGTGTTAGCTGCAATTGTTGCAAACTCATCTGCAGACTCATCCCAGATAAAACCTCTGTTTGCAGTGTTACTACTTGAACCATCTCCACGAGTAACAATAAATCCTTGGTCAACTGAAGTACCTGTACTACCCTGCCCATACTTAACTAGAGGATCAGCAATTGTAAGATTAGTACTAGAGTTAGTTGTTGTGTCTCCACTTATAACTAGATTAGCTACAGACAGTGTTCCTGAACTAGGATTGTACACAAATGCTGATGTATCATCTAACAGTCCGTTTGATTCATTGTTAAAGACTACAGGGAAACTTGTGTTAGCTGTGCTATCAGTAACAACGGCTGTTGTAGCAACTGCTGCTGTACCTGAGTAACCACTAGATGTAATAGTTCCTAGTGATGCACCATCATCAGCAAATGTAATTGTACCGCCATCTGCGTCAAGAGTAATGTTACTTGCAGCATCTATCGTCATACTGCCAGAGCTTAAAGCAATTGTAGTACCGTCAATATTAAAGTTATCAATGTCTACGCCAGCATCTGCTGTAATTTTACCTGTAGATACAATTGTACCTGAGTTGGTAAAGTTACCTACAACATCAACTAACGTAGCGGTAAGCTCAATCTCATCTGTTGCAGCTAAATCTAAAACAGTTGCACTAGGTGCGTGAATAAACTGACTAGCATCGTTAAAGATTATTTTGTTTGTAGAGGCGATGGTTGTATCAGCAGCAATATTAACTGCGCCATCAATGTCAACTATGTCTAAGTTTGCAGTGCCATCTACATCTATGTCACCACTGATGTCTAGTGATGCTCCTGTTAAGACACCTGCAACTGCAAGTGTAGAAGACATATCTACTGCACCGTTTATATCTATTGATGTAGCATTTATCTCAATCTCTGTGTCAGATACTAAGTCAAGTACACCGTCTGCTGATTGATGTATGAATGTACCGCTATCACCAAACTGTAACTGCTTACTGCTATTCAACAGTATGCCATCATTATGTACGTGTGTCAAGGTGACATCTTGGTCTGCACCTAAATAAATTACACTAGAATCAGCTAAGAATAGATCACCAAACTCTAGTGAAGTTGTACCTAATGTAGCACCATCTGATGTCCCTGGTACAAATGCTGTAGTAGCTGTTACTGTAGTACCTTTAACTGTAGTTGCACTGGATGCACCAATCGTTGCACCGTCAACTGTACCACCGTTTATGTCTGCAGTGTCAGCTACAAGAGCATCTATGTTAGCTGTACCATCTATAAATATGTTACGCCACTGTTGACTTGCACTACCTAAGTCGTATGTGTCATCATCGTCAGGTATAATGTTTGAGTCAACGTCAGCACCAAAGACTACATTGTCAGATGCACTGTCGCCTAGTGTAAGTGTGCCACCGTTAAAGGTTGTTGTACCTGAAACTGTAGCGTTACCTGCAACTGTAAGGTTGCCACCCACAGCTAAGTTACTTGAGATGTCAGCAACACCGTCCATGTTAATAGTAGTAGCAGTAAGATGTATTTCTGTAGCTGCTACTAAATCAAGGTTTCCAGCACTTGCGGAGTGAATATAATTAGAAGTATTAGTAAATTGTATTTTTTCAGTAGTAGCCATAAGTATGTCATCAGAGAACTCAAAGTAATCTTCGTCTTCCATCCATTTAAGCACACCGTCATTTGTGCTTGTAGCATTAAATGTAAGGACTACATCTGCATCTGCGCCTGTACCAAACGTAATAGCGTTACTTAACAAGTTAGCTATTATACCACCTTCACCTGCAGTGCCATCATGTGAGTGACCTGAACTAGAAGCAAATGCCGCTAGTAGTTGGTTAAACTCGTCATTAGTGTGTGCGGCTGTTATAACATCTCCGTCAGTATACGTAGACTGTCTTGTGTATGTGTCACCCATTTATCGTCTTGCTCCTAATTGATATTCTAGCTGAAACCCTTTTAATGAATAGGGTGCAGTCTGCCCACCATCTTGTACTTTTAATGCTACCGCAAACCCTGAACCTTCTACTGGTTGTCTAACTAAAGGTTGAGAAGCTCCTGCATAGATAGGCACACCATAAGTAGATGTACCATAAATCGCAACAACATCAGATGAGTCTAACGGATATGCTGCAGGTCTAGCTGAGTCAGGGTCTTCGTAGTCGTATCGTAATAATAAATCTGCATCTATTGCTGCTTCAGGTTTGTAGTTTAGTATAACCCTTTGCATATGTTTCCGTATACCGGGATCTTCAAATGTTAAGTCAGGACTTCTGTAACGACCTAATATAATTTCACCATCAAAAGTATTACCAGATTCTTGCCTATATATATAACCAGATGTATATGCTCCGTGAAGAACTATTACACTTCCTTCATCTACAAAACTATCGGTACATGCAGGTCGTATTCCTCTAAGCTCAGAAAACTCAAAGTTTTGTCCTTTCATTACACAGATAACACCTTTAGATTGAACTTCACCTACAGTACTTTTAGTGAAGAAAATTCTATATTGTGTTTTGTCAGGTATTACAGTAGAGTCAAACTCTGATGCACTAGATAGATTATCATTAAAAATAGATTGTACATTAGAACTAATTGTACCTAGCTCAACGTCACCAATTCTTGCAGTACCAGCAATAGTACGTAAGCCATCTGGACCTAAGAAAATTAAGTCACCAGCAAATTCTTGTATTGTATCTCCGTTAATGCAACCAATGTTACGTGTAACAGGCACAACAGCAAAGTTAGCACTTGATGTTCCTGATAGTTTAAATATACGTGTTTCACAAAATACAAATAAATCATCACGGAAAACTTTAAGTCCTACTACCGTGTCGTCAACTTTAAAACTACCTGAGCCATCACCAGATGTAAAGTTATCTTCATCAAAAGCAACACTAAAAACTACCTCTTGTTTTGTTGTAGACTTACCTGCGTAGAACATATGGTTCTTAAATGACGCAACAAACTTAGATCCTACAACACTAGCAGTACTAGCATCTGTAGCAGCTAATGATGAGTTAAATATTGTAGGAGCATTGACCCCATCAACAACAACAATCTTATCTGTGCCATCAAAGTTAAATCTTTCAAATGCATATTTACCTGCACTAGTTCTACCTGAATCTCTTGATGTCCAAGATGATCCACCCGGAGTTGCACTGTAAATACTTGTACCCCTAGCTGCTAATACTACATTAGCAAAAGAAGCCACCATTAAAACTTTTTCTGATGCAGAAGACGTAACAGGTACTATGGCACTAACGTATTTAGAAAAACCATTTATACGTCTGTAGCCACCCTCAATGTCAGGTTCAAAGTTTCTTAACTCTAAAGCTTCACCGGGCTGCATTAAAAAAGTAGACTTGTTTAAAACTAAGCCACCTTCACAATTAAATGCTGAGGGTTGAAGTTGGGAAACGTCTGGCATTAATTAACTCTTAATACAGTTTTAGAATTTCCTACATAACCAGTTGAAGGTATGTATGTAGATCTTATATAATCAAATCTATTAACTAATAAACTCTGCATATGTTTTATACCTTGTTCAAACCGTTCAAAGTTTATTCCATATTGTTGTAACTCACCTCTGTATTGATAAACAAAAGCAGTTGCACCATCTACTATTATAGCTGCAAATCTATCCGGTATAGTTGTCGTGTCACCGTGTGCAGACATATCAGTAGGAAATGTAAAGAAATCATATTTTATACTAAAGGATTTGTGTGGGTAAGGAAACAATAGATAATTATTATCCGGTGTTCTTACTACGTGAGTAGGTACACTACCTCTATCAAACTGTGCAACTGTAACACCACTCAAAATTGAAGCTGCTGTTGTACTGTTAGCTCCTCTAGTACACCCTGTAAATGTAGTACTAGAACCAATAGCCGTATATGAGATTTGTTCGTTGCCTATAAACAATGTACCTGCACTATCAAAACCTGTTGTGCTTGAGACAGTTATAGTAGTTACACTATCTGTATGTGTAGTACTAGTAGCTGTACTACTTATTTCATCTTCTTGTTCTATTGATTTACCTATGTAATCATTATAATTTAAGATAGAAAGTTGGCCTCCGCTAACCGCCAAGTCACTATCTTTTACTATTCTAAATGTATTGTAGTCTACTACTTTAGTTGTTGCAGGTAACGAATAACGCACAACACCTGCAGTTAAGGTTTTAGTTTCAGTAGCGTGGTTAAAAGGGTAGTTGTATTCTCTTTGATTTAAATATCTAACAGCTTCATTAATAGCAGTTTTTGTTTGAGTTTGTATACCTCTAGACGAAGTAAAAGTTGAACTAGTTAATTCAACTTCATTTAATCTTGCAAGAACTTTATTAGTTAAAGTTAGATATGATTCTGCCATTTAAATATCTTTCATTGTATTATAAAGTTAGAGAGGCTAGACTAACCTAGCCTCCCTATATATTATATTATGCTAGATAGTCTCTATCGACATCAACAGGTGCTAATGACCCTGTGTCGGAACAATCCATCATAACTGCAAATATCCTAATTATGCCACTAACAGGTGTTGTTGATATTGCTTGCAATTCCAAATCAATGGTATCAGCAGTTTCAACTAGTATGTTAGAGTCGTCAGTAGGTGTAGCGTAGTCACCTGCAGTAGCAGCATCACCATCGTGTACTGCAACAAAAGTATCTACTGCACCGTGAGTGTCAGAAAAACCTAAGTTAAAGGTAACTCCAGCCGCACTAGAGTCTAGAGCAGTATCATATTGCATACCTGCTTGTAGTACTAGTGTGTTAGCTGGAACTGATATAGCCT